CTCCAGACACGTTGTTAGTTGCTGGCTCAAGTGCTAATGACGCTGCGCCGGAATTAGCTTTTATGTGCGTGTGTGCAAAGCTAGAAGCGACATTGACGAGCATTTTACCGCTTGTATCTATCGTCAGTCGCGTAGTCCCGTCCGTCTGCAACTCCAGTGCCCTAGCACTGCCAGTCCCCGCTTTCTCTGTGCCGATCCTTAATACGTTGCTAGACCATTCGAGCTTGCCGCGTTCGTAGTTGCTCGAATCCGTGAAGGTGTTGTAGATGCGGAACGTCTGGGCGTTGGTGGGTGTATCTCCGTGTCTTTGAGCTAGCACGTTCGTTGCGTCTGAGTACAAATAAACTTGACCGTCAAATGTGTAATATTGCGTAGTTGGGACATTGAACGCTCCGGTGGCTCTTGCAACGCCATTACCGTCTATCCTTAGCCTACTAGCTCCGTTCACAACAGCATGTAACGAATTCGTCGCGGCATGAAACCCTGTTTGAGCAGATCCGATTTTCAACGATGGGTTTGCCCCTGACCCAAGTGGCAATGTCAACACGCCAGACTTATTCACGGATACTTGACTCACCCCTCCAACTTGCAAGTCCATCAGCAGCGAACTGGACGACGAAGCAGTGTCAACCACATTCGCCTTGATGAGCGTCGGAATGCCCGTGGTGTTCCAGGTAGCCGATGCATCAATTAAAGATGTAGCTTGCGATCCAGTCAGCGATTGACCAGAAAGAGCGAGAGCAAGGAACGTCGGCGTATTACCAGACCCCAACCCAAGATTCGTGCGTGCCGTTGCTGCGTCGGTCAGGTCGCTCAGGTTGCTCGCCTTAACCAACAGACCGCTCAAGTCCTGGTCGCCGGTGTTCGTGCCGCTTGAAGTGCCGCTAAACGTGCCGGATTGCGTTGCAAGTGTGCCAAGACCGAGCGTAGTGCGAATCGCAGAGGCATCAGCTCCAGTGAGTACGGATCGACCTGTTGCGGATGCGTCGAGTATTTGTGCGGCAAGTAAGGCAGATATGCCCATTAGCTAACCTTCCTTCTCAACTCTGCCAATTGATGGGCTAGTTCGACGATCTGTTTTCGTAAAGCGTTTCGATCGTCTTCGCAGTCTTGAAGTCGCTGATTGACGACGGCTAGATCCGACTCGAATTTCTTGATGAGTTCCTGCTTTGCCGTTTCAAAGCGATGGAACAGGTAGACGGTTGCACTGACAAGCGATGCCATGACCGCACCTCCGAGGACGACTAAAAGACTTTCCTGTGTCATGCGAACACGCTCTCTTTCGTCCAATCGATATTGCGAGGCCCAGGCACTTCCATATCCGAGCGACCGATCATCACAGTCCACTGGTGAGCAAGCATTTGATTGATGGCTTGCGGATCGACGTAGGCATAGCCGTTGATGCCCCAGCGACTACCCCAGCTGTTCTTGAGCAACGCCCACCAACCTTTGGACGATTGAACGCCAACGTCAGCGTCAGGCAGATATCCTGCGAAGCAAACCGCATGACCACCACCGCCAGGCGACCACCGCCGAATGCAACCTTTGGCATCGGGTGTCATGGTGTTGTTCCATGCAATGCCGATTTGCACGATGCCGATACCGCTACCGATGTAGGCGCGCACATCATCAGCCGACCGCATCACGGTGTGCGTTTTGAGCCTATAGCTTTTCGCGTTTTCCGTCATTGCCGAGGTAATCCAACCCCAACCTGGATAGCTCGACATGTATGGTCCAATCGCTTCCAGGCAGATGCCTTCCTTGGCCGTCTTGGTTCCTCCGCTCAGAGTCGATCCAGAGTCGCCTCGGATGTTGTCGAATTGTTGCGATCTCAAATACGCATACATCCTCGACAACTGAATCACGTTGCCACTCGTCGCAGTTGACCAACAAAACTCGGCACACTCGGTCAGGCTTTGGCCTTGGCACGATCCGATCTGCCCTTGGTTCTCGACCTTAAGCCAACCCTTTTCGGCTAGCGGACTTTTGCGAGGATCGACACGAACAGGCACATCCCCAAACGTAGAGAACAAGCAATCGGTCGAACTTGTCGCGATTCCTTCGCGATCCTCCAGTTCGATTCGATAACCGCCGACAGGCAGATCAGGTTCAGAGAAGTCCAACTGGCTCATCTACGCACAAGCCTCCGCAGTGCCGACCGCACTGGCTGACGCTGTTTCAAAAACTGGGTTGTTTTTGTTACAGGAACAACAGCGACTTTTGCAACTGGCTCGACCACCGCAGCGACCTTTGGCAATCGGCATTGGCCATTGGCACAATCACTTGAATCCACTCGCGACAGATCGGAGAAAGGTGCTGACGGCATTGCCGTCGCTCCATTCTGTTGGGATGTTGCTATCCATAAGAGCGTTGAGATCGCTGCTAGCCTGAGTGCGTACCGCATCGAGGGCGTCCTTGAGTTGTTTGTGTAGTTGCTCTTCGTTCTTGATTTCGCCGTTGCCGACGCTGGCAGCGGCCTTCTCAAATTCCTTGGCGTAACCTTGAGTCGTATCGGCCATCATTTTTGCAACGACCTTTTCGACTTTGGGTTTGTCGGGTTGTGGCTCGACCTTCGGCGTTTGCTGGTAGAGCATCGCTCCGAGGATTACCACAAAGATCCACGGCAACCACGATCCAGGTTCCTTAGTCGGCATCAATGTCCTCCGTTTCAAAATCGACAGGTTCGAGTGCCGATGGAACAACGCTCGGAGTCTCGATCTTGCTTTCAAGCCAGTACTTCCACAGCAACAAAGCGATCTGCAAGAGCAGTGCTACAAGTGCTGGATCGATTCCACGGAGTCGGTGATCGGCTTGAAAGTCGATGATTGCATCTTCGCCACCGCCGCCGGATTTGATCCACGCTGACCTTGCTACGGCTCTTGCGAGCAATCGCATTCGCAAGCGAACATTCCCCATTCGGTCGAGACCTGGGTGAAACATCGCTACGCCTTTGCTGACGAACTGCGAATAGATTCGCCAACAATGAAGCCGACAATTGCAACAGCTGTTGCAACAAACTGATCTTCGGACATGCCAAGATTCAGCTTTTCGTTGAGCACCGGAACGGCAACCAAAGCGACTGCCGCCCAGAAACGCCGGCTTTTGAGCAAGTCCTGAATGACTGATGGCATGGCAACCTCCGTGAGTACACGAAAAGAGGAGCCTCCCTGCTCCAGGATCCATGCCATGCTATCGCATCAGGTTTCAGGACTCTCGTTTGAATGAACTGGACTGGCGACAACTGGCGACAACTGGCATCGCCATTTTTCTAGCTGCTCAATCGTCCAGTATCTTCGGTTGTTTGATAGCTCGATCATCGGAGGCGGCAGCACGCCAGCCTTTCTCCAATTTCGAATCGTGTTGTACGACATGCCAGTGAGCCGAGCGATCTGTTTCAGGTCAATCAATCCGTTCATAACGGCCTCCTGTTCTTCAAAACACTTCCCGCTTCCAGCCGCCGCCATCCTTCTTGGCTTTCTTCTGCTCGATCACAAATACAAACATGGGATACCGCTCGGCGGCAACCTTGGCCTTGACCCGCGACTTTTCATCCATCGGACCTCCGCCTTTGCAATCGACGAACTCCATCGTCCCGTCGGCCATCCAGATCGCGAAATCTGGCGTATAGCGGCAGTCCGGAGCCAGCTTGAAGGTGATCGCCTCAAACTGCCAATCGATGATCTCCGACCCCATTTTGCGAAGCAGCAGCGTCTCTGCGTACGCTGCCTCCGTCTGGTTCATCTGGCCCGGCACATGCCGTTTTCCGTACCGAGTGTTGTCTCGTCTGACAAATCGCTTCATGCTCAACCTCTGTCCTGCACTGTCCACCACTGTCCCAATCCATTTTGGGACAGTGGTTTTGAGTAAAAAACCCTATAAAAATCCATATAAAACACACATACTAAATACCACTGTCCCATTGTCCTGATAGGTGCAGACCCTCCTTGGGTCAAAGAAGCTGGGAGGCTACCCCCTGGGACAGTGCGGACAGTGCGGACAGTGTGTCTTTTCATTGAGATTCCTTGCCGACACTGGTCGGGACAGCAAGGACACTGTCAGGCCGGCGGTAGATCTTGGCCTTATTGCCTTTGGACCTGGTCGGGATTTCCTCAACCAGGTATCCAAGGGCAACCGCGGCTGCTGCCAAGTCCCCTGCCGTAATGCTGCGACATGCTCGCAGCAAGTCTCGCGACCGAGCCGGCCCATACTTGGTCGCCTCGGTCAGCACCATCTTTGCTTTATCGAGTCCACGGTCAACCGTGTTCTCTTGGATCAGGTCACAAGCGATCCTGGCTAGCCAGTTCGAAAGCTTGATTCCCCAGTTCACGTCTTGCAGCTCAAGTTGAACGAACTCGAACGCACACGATCCTGGATCCACTTCCAGTCTAGCAGCTCGGTGCACCAGTGCAAGCTTCATGCTTCTCGCCGCGACTCTTGCCCACACCGCAGCTCGTGCGTCCGACTCGGCACGCATCCGATCATCGATCTGGACGCCATGCACATCCCAACGAGTCTCCGCATCTGAACTAAATCGAATCGTCTCCGCTCGTGGGAACTGAGCACCAAGATTCCCGCCTGGTGCAAACGCGATCCACGCCTTCACCTTCTCAACCAACTCGTCGCCGGGAGACACCTTCTCAAAATTCCGTGACGGTACAGGCCTATCTTGCACAGGCCAGAACGCAATCCTACCAAGCAATCCATCCGAGACCTGATCCGAGCTCACCGCTGCAAAGACCGTGGAGCCGGTCGATAGACCCAGCAAGACCAAGTGCGGTTCCCTGACTCGGTTTCGGATCCCGTCGGAATGGCCGGCACCACCATAAACACCATTGCTTTTGGAGTAGACCTTGAGCAGATGCGTACCGATGTTCTTGATGTGCTGGTTCCCCTTCTTGTCCAGAACGCTTTGCAGGATCTTTCCGAACTCATCGCAGACCCAGATGCCGCACGGATTCACCGAGATTGCCTTCATCAGCCCATTCCCTGACTGAATATCTGGAGGCAGTTGATGCGTTCCGTTCGGGTCCGCTGCGTCCAGGATCTTGGTGATCGTCGCCTCGCACGCTTCCTTTCCGCTTCCTGTTGTCGCCAGAATCAGGTTATAGTCATTCGTTCGCATGTCGGTTTGGCTGCAAATGCGCCGGCCAAAAAGCGTCTCACACAACGAGACTGCGACAGCCAACCCCATCACGTTGCTTTTGCGGTACGCCGTTCGGCAATAGAAATCAAACACCTGCCGCAAGAGTCCCGACTCCGGCACCATCGCTTCACAAAACGCTTCATCCGTGTCGTTGTCCTCGTCCGCCAACTCCTGCTGCTTCGTTGCCCATTGCTGATTGATTATCTTGGAGATGTCTACTCCCAAATCCTGCTCCACCCGCAACGTCGGTTCCTTGTCTTGACGCGGAGTCCCGGACTTGCCGGCAGACGCGACTACTGCCTCAATTTCCCGATCTCCAAGCGGATTTGGCAGCGAATGATTCCACCCGTTGACCAACGCCAGAATCTCCATCTCTGTCAGCCTTTCCCCGTCCGGCTGAACCATCGCGTACAGATGACCAGCCAACCGAAAAGCCGCGTTGTTTCTTCCTCCCTCGCTTGGCCGTTCGGCGTTCGAGACATACTTCCTTGCCCTATCCATCAACGAGGTCAATGAAAAGCACACTTGCGGACCAGCAGTCGGAAGAGATTCCTTGACCGCAACCTTGAGGTATTTTTCGCACAGCCAGTCCAGCGGCTCTTGGCCGTCTCCGATCGTCTCGTATCCATCGACTCGCTTGCCCGTGACCGCGAACCAACGACCCCGGTCGTAGCACTCGACACCGTTACCAGATGTGCATTTGAACCCGTCCCGTTTCTTGCCGAGCGTCCAAAGCTTTACCCCGGTCCCAGACGGCGAAATCTCGGCATACGCCACGCCAGCAAATCGCTCCATGATCTCGATCGCCCAGTCCGACCAGTCCCCACCTTCATGAATGCAGTCGTCGAGGTCGATCCCGCACAGCGGATCGTCCGCCGTAAACACAAACCCGATCTTTTCAAAATCCGATACCTCGTGAAATTCACACCAGTTACCCCGATCCTGCCACCGGCAGTTCGGTCGCTTCTGGTCTTCGACGATGCGCCAAGTAATCCACTGCGGTCGGAGAGTGAGCGAGTCTGGTACATCCATGATAGTCTCGTTATTTGTTAATCACACCCAGTCTCAAATGACACGCTAGGCAACGCCTCGCCGTCAGCTTCACCCCGCAATGCGGACATCGACTGCGAGCCCGCATCTCCGTTTCACCTTGCACCTGGCGAACCGTTTTGTCCCAAACGCTCTTCCAGTACAGTTCACCCTTTTCCATGAACCGCTTTGTTTTTCTGCGTTTGCCCCACCATGCAGACCATAATTGGTGCAATGCATGTCCAAGGTCGTTTGAGCAATACTTGAGCGTCCATGCAATTTCCTTCTGCGTCAGTTCGTTTATTTCCAGTTCATCCGTGTCCATCAAAACGGCAACTCCTCAACAACCTGTCCTTCTTGCAATCCAACCGGCAGCTCTTCAATCTCCCTGCCCACAATCTTTTGGAAGCGACCTTCTCGCAGCGTTGTCAATGATCGCGGAATCGCAATCCAACCTCGCTGGAACAAGTCGATCGCCTCGTCGATTGAACCGGGACACGGCAGCGAGCAATGATCTCGCCACCAGAGCTCTGCCTTGCTCCGTGCATACCCCGTATGCTCAACGCAGATCCACTCGCTGACACCGTAGGGCATGTTCCCTTCGTGCTGGAGGGCGTAGGTAATCCGCAAGCTTGGGATCTTGCCTTCCTTTTCGTGCCTGGTCGCCAACGCGCCATCAACCATCCACGTTTCCGGCTCGTTGCTCGAGAGCAGCTCGGCCTCGGTGTCTGCTTCCTGCTGATGGTTTGGCTCGCGATGCGGGATCGCGAACCCGCACTCGCATTGCCTCTCTCTTTTGGGAATGATCCCCGCACAATTTGGACATTCGCGTCCGTCGGCTATCTCAGACGGATCCCGCTGCTTGCCTGACCTTTGACGCGGCTTGCCAAAGTCGATCGCGTCAATCGAGCCGTGTCGTTTCAAGTTCTCGCCGAAGTCTAATACCAAGCAGTCTTGCTTACTTTCATGGACGCGAAGACCGCGGCCCACGATCTGCGCGAACAGGCCAGGCGAAGCGGTCGCTCGCAAGATTGCGATCGCGTCCACATTGGGAGCATCAAACCCCGTAGTCAGCACATCTACATTGACCAGCCACCGGATCCGGCCTTCGCGAAACTCTCGCAGGATCGACGTCCGCTCCAGCGGCAGCGTTCCTCCCTCGACCATCGCCACCCGCTCATCGGTCAAGCTCTCCAGCGTACTAACCACACTGCTCGCATGTCGCAGCGAGGTGCAAAACACCATCACGCTGTGACGGTCGGAGGTAGCTTGCACTAGCTCCTTGCACGCTTCTGCGACCTGCGAGCCACCAAAAAGACTTTCCAGTTCCTTGGCGATGAACTCACCGTACCTCAGATGCAATCCTGACGTATCAAATTGCGTGCTGCTTGGCTGATTCGTAACACGACACAGGAACCCCTCTTCGATCAATTGCTTGATGTCCGCGTTATAGCAGATAGCTTGAAACATCCCGTCAGGCCGGCACAACGCACCTTCGCCCGTCCGAAACGGAGTCGCCGTCAAGCCAATCACTCGAGCCTGCGGATTGACGATCCGCATATCGTTCAGGAACGTCTGATACATCCCCTCGTCGTCGGTCGGCACCAGGTGCGACTCGTCAATCAAGATCAAGTGACGTCGATCGAACAGGTTCGCCTTGTTGTAGACCGACTGGATCCCGCACAGGACAACGTCTTCGTCCGTTGCGTACCGTCTCAATCCTGCCGAGTATTCACCGACCGGAATATCGAGCAACCGTCGTACCTTGTCCGCGTTCTGCTCGATCAACTCCTTGCGATGCTGCAAAATCAAGACGCGACCTTCGTACTCCTTGACCGCACGCCTGGCCAGTTCCGCAATGACCAGACTCTTGCCGGACCCTGTCGGCAAACAGATCACCGGATTGCCGGCCTGGTTGCATAAATACGCATAGGCAGCGTCAACCGCTTCGCGTTGGTACCATCGAAGATCCATCTATCGAGCTCCCGCTGGTTGATCCTGGAAAATGTTCGGCGGATTACCGTGCCACCAATCGCGGCTATCTACTCGCTCTGGATCGATCTGTGTCCAAGTCCGTTTAAGATAAGGCGCTGTTACCTTAACAACACGGCTAGCCTCATAGACCGTTACAGTCCAAGTCCCTCCGCAGCGGACTGGAAGATCCTGCGGAGTGGAAACCATCCGCCAACCTACGTTGTGCGGTCGGTCGCCGTCCTCGACCATGTACTGCCAGGCAATCACCTGCACAAAAACCGGCTTGCATCCCTGGTCGTAGACCGTATTGACTTCGAGCATATCCACCTCAACACGCTCAACAATTCGATTTCCTTCCAGGCCATGAAAACAAGCCGATACAAAAACCAAAAGTGGCATCCGTGCCATACGGCACCTCCTTGTAGTGTGTTGGCTATTTTCTTAATCCATTTGCTAAATCACTGAACTTTGCAACTGCATCAGCGTATGCCGCATGCTGCAAGGCAGACTCGGACTCACGGATGATCTTTCTGCTCTCCCCGTTTATCATCGAATGGAATGCAGAAAACATAAGCCGAATGTATACGGCTGCATCCATATTCCTGTTTGCCATAACCTGCTCTCGAACCACGTTAGCGGGATGATTTGACATCTCATCCTGCTCTTTCGCCAACACCTTCATAAACGTATTCGCCGCATACTCGGAAAGATGAGAAGCAATGTAGTAAAACGCAATCGTCACCGATGGCTTGTACACCTTTTTCAATGCGCCTGAGTTAGCAACCCGGGCAACGCACTTGAAAAACAAATCTGGCATCTGCTGACAAATTGCCAAGCATGCTGCATCCGTCAACGAACTGTTACCGTCACACCGCAAAGATTTCGACGAGCAGTAACGATTGAGTGCGCGAATTGAACCAGCCATTGCGGTTGTGTTGCTGTATCCATGCTTCTGCAAATACAAGGACAAATTCCGCATCTTGCCTTTGTCTTGGTTTGGGTCGTCAATCAATTCTTTTGGACAATTCCTTAACACAAATGTCCAAAAACCTACACCCGACTCTACACAAGCAGTCAGTCGAGTTTGACCATCAATAAGCGTACCGTCATCTGCAAATGCAATTGTTGCAGTTGTTATGGTAAACAATCCTTTTGACATATCGCTTGCGTACCGAGATGTCGTTGATTCTGACCGGCTTCGATAGTTGCATGTATTGTATTTAAGTGCGGCCAATGATTTATCAGGAGTAAAAAACTCAAAAGAAAACTGCACCTGCTTGCAGCGTTCGAGCAAATCTAAAACGTATCGATTCATCACATCCTCCTAATCAACCAACCCAAACCACACCCAATCGATCGTGCGGGATTCGAACCCGCTAACAGCCCTTTGTCGCCGATCGACACGACCAAGCAGGTCGCACGCCTTACTTCTGCCAGGGAGCCTTGCCTGCCGTGGCATAACTTGCAACAACATCCGCTGTCGCCAATGCTCGATTGCTTGGTGCCACAGATTGCGGCACCGGCTGCGCCGCGCGAGGCTTAAACGACTTGATGCGATTCTCCATCTCTCCAGTGTCTTCTCGCTTTCGAACACCGACCGAGATCCGCAGCGGCTTCATGTGCAGTTCGCTCGAATCCTGAGGAGTCAAAATGTTCACCGCTCGACAAATCGAACTCAAAGTAGACGCTGCAATTTGCACCGCTGTCGCGTTCGGGTTGTTCAAGTTCAGCTTCTCGAACAGCCTGCGATTTTGGTACTGTCCACTGAGGATCTGGATCTCCAGATTCAAATAGCTTCCGTTCCCGCTCTTCGTTGGCTTCATCTCCGAGGCTACGATGCACGCCTCGTATTCGCCGGCAGGAATGACATCCATGCCGACGTTCGGCTCAACTTCCATCGCGTTAAAACCAGCTAGATTTCCCATGTTTCAAACTCTCCCAAAAACTAAAAACGATTCTCAACCTCAACCATCACATTCGATTTGCTCGAACCGTCACGCACGATTCCAGCGATATTTCCTTTGGCCGGCTTGGCCTGCACAACTTCCGCAGCCGTTGGCCGACTACCTCGAAACTGGACAGGCGGCAGATACCGAGCGATCGCCTCAAACGTCGGAGGCAGCTCGTCCGGCATGCCTAGACGGTTCTTCGCCTCATGCGCTGCCGACTTGGTGCAAGCCATGTATCGCTCTCGTCCACCGACGGCGACCGCTCGCTTAGCACCGAACCCTTCTTCCTTAGTGATCGTGTTCGTGCGATACCGCAGGAATAGCACTTCGTCGCACCATTCAGTCACACAGCCAGACCCTTTCACATGCAGCGACGGTCGCCAATAGTTGTACGAGTCCCCTTCTGGGTTGACGAACTTTTCGATCATCTCGTGGCAAGTGAACACCACATGCCGGCCTTGCTGCCACAGAAACGCGAACCCGTCGAACAAGCTCTTCCACTTCAGTTCGACCGACTGGTAGCCTTTGCCGTACCCGATGTCATCGATCGTCTTCTTGTTCGCCTCTGCTGCGACCTCCGCAAAAATCAGCTTCTCCAGCCAGTCAGCGGTATCGACAACCACCGTCTCGTAGTCGGTCTCGACCAAGTGCATCAGCCACCCGTAGAACTCACCGACCGACCGGATAACCTCGGTCGAATCGCAGTCCAGATCGCCAACACCATCTTCCAGATTCAAAAAAATCGGCTTGGGAAACTGAGCCGCCAGCGTGCTCTTTCCTATTCCGTTTTCCCCATAGATCAGTACCCGCCTGGCACGCGGTACTTTCCCTTTGTTGATCTTCACAACACACCTCCAAAACAAACAAACACAACACACACACAGGACGAGGGGCAGGAGTTGAACCTGCAACGCGGCTAGCCCGTCAAGTAGCCGCTGTTTTTCCTGGATTAAACTACCCTCATCGCCACTACAGAAAACCAAAGATCCATGTCGCCAACGTCAGGATCACGCACCACACAATCAATCCTGACACAGCAAACTGAACGATCGGAATGTCTGCAAATTCGTCGTCGTTCATGTTGGACCTGCTGGCATGTCGGCCCAATGAGTCACCCCTTCCAGCTTCTGCTCATGAATCGAAAACCACGATCCCGCGTCATCGTCCCAGTGGCCCATGAATGTTGGATACGACTCATCGTTCAAAGCAACCATCACCGTCGTCATCACATCTGGCAACGATCGTTCGACCGAGTACCAAACAATCGCTTCCGCAACTCCGTCAATCGTTACGTCGCTCACGTTGCCGCTCCTTGACGCTCAGAGATTTGCTTGAGACACTCGTCGATCGTCGGCACCCCCATCGCCTTTTCGTACTTGTCCATAACGTCATAGGTCTCAAGAATCCACGCCTGCGGAATGCCTCGCAGATCAACGCGACCCTCCAAGCTTGGATCGTGCGTGCAACTGAGCAACCGTTGCAAGCAGTACAGCAATTCCGCTGCGTACTTGGCATGGTCAACGCCATCGTCTTCGTTCACCTTCTCTGTCACTTCTACCTCCGCACTGATTGTCAGCTCGCCTCGCAGCACGCGAATCGATCGATGTGCTTCCACTCCGAGCTTGACTCGGTTTCCGCTCACATCCACAACACGCACGCTCGCTTGCGATCCGATCCGAATGGATTGATCCTTCTTCCGTGACAACACCAACATTGATAAACTCCTTTTCCTGAATGAAAACGCCCGGCCTGCACCATGCAGACCGAGCGACGGTAGCCCCGCCAGGAACTACTTGTTTCGTTGCTTCGCTACCCACTGGACCAAAGCAGGGCGTTTTTTCCCCTTCCAAGCAAACCGCTCCAATCGATCAAGAGCTTTCTCGTCTCCGTTGATCGCGCGATTGATCACGCTCCAGCCGAGAGACTTGGAAACGCGCCAAAGCAACATGTACTCTGCGCCGAACCGTGTTTTGCTTGACTTGTCTAATCGAGTGACCATGATGAAAGACTGTATCGGCACTTATGCATAAGTGCAATATGGTTTGTCGAGAAGTATTGCGTAGGGAATGCATAGATGCATCGCAAGTTTTGGTCGCATAAAGATTTACGACCTAGAAATTTTTTTCAATTTGGCTACATTTTGAGACATGGCCAAACCACAAGCGATCGCTGAATCTGTTTCTGCTGACCAAATTGCATCTATATGCGAGGAGCTAGAGCAGCTTGCGTCTACCTTGCGACGTTGCGAGATGGTCGCGCGTGATCAGCCAACAAAATCATTGGCGATTTACTATTTGAAGTCTGCGGTTGCGGGTCTCAACCGCGTTGCCTCGTTCGTTGATTCCGCAGACAAATCGCGACGGCAGGCTGTCATGGGTAAACCACTTGCGGCGGGTCAACCCAAACCACGCTCGGGAACTGCACGCAAGCCAACTGTCGCAGCAGCAAAAGAAACGCTTGCGAAAGCCAGACAAAAAAAGAAACCTGGAAACTAGGAGTCTTTTGACACCTTCCAGTTCGAGGGCATTTCTTCACCGCTCGGCCACAGCAGGCACCCTGCTGTGCGATCGTGCCGAGCCCAACGCAGAGCAAAGATTGCCGCATCTCGCACGCTGACTCGTCGCATCAGCAATACGATTTCCTGACACTCTGGATCGGCCAGTAACACATCCGTTTTGCACTGTCGCACTCTTGGCTTCTTGCCTTTTGCGGCCATGTCGCGACCCATTGCAAACGCTCTGTCTGCTGACTCCACCAGTGTCACACGATCTTGTCCTTGCCTGTCTACATACCGTATTTCCCACATAGTTGACTCTTTCATAAATGGCGATTTCGATGACAACGGGATTTTGCTTGCCGTTTTGACACCTTTGGTCAGCTCTTGACTTATTGTTTGTTCAAGTGCATATTTTTGCGATGCTCCCCGGTAGCCCCGCCAGGTTTTTGCCGAGGGAAAAAACATGTCTAACGCGGGTCGGATTTTGACCATGCGCGAGGTTGCAGATCGACTTCGCTGTTCTGTGTCCACCGTGCGACAGCATATCGCACGCGGTCGGCTCGCTGCCGTCAATCTGGGGACCGGAGGCCACAAGCATTATCGGATTACGGAATCCGCGCTTGCTAATTTTTTGGACTCTGAGCCAGAGTCTGTACCAGCTCTGCCGCGTCACGCTGATCTTGCGATCAACGCTTCTCGATTTATGAAGCGACTTGGTTGAAAAGGAGAGCAGGAATGAACAATACCGACTCGCTCTGCCACCAGTGCGGCTCCGTTTCAGGAGTGTACCTGCAAATATGCGACAACTGCATGACCAAATTTAACCGAATAGCAGAAGACAATAGCGAGCAGATGGAGTCGTGCGGGGCGTCTTCGACCAGGGCCAAACGCTGCGTTACGCATCATTACGGCTGTGATTGTCGAGAATATCGCACGCTCAAAATGCGAGAGGCATTAAACACGATATTTGCACTTGTAATAGAACAACGTACAGACACCGCTAGTCCCATTTTGGTGGAGATTGCGACTATATGCCGACGAGGCTTGTTAGAGTAGGTCCGACGAACACTACCCATCACCCAGCGGCAGGTGATGGTTTCCAAGATAGAGCACCCGATCGCCGCTTGGGTGCGTGGGTTTGTTATGCGAGGGTTGGGTTATGGCGTTAAAAGGAATACCTGATGGTTTTGAGGAAGTTGAAGTCGGAATTCCAAAACTTGGGGATTGGTATTTGAACGCACAGGTCGGTCCAGTCCAGTGTAAACAGGAGGCGAAGAATGCATGGTTGATTTTACGCAAGAT